TTAATGGTTTTAAGACGGGCTTTTCTTGCGCCTGGGCGGCGGCTAGCTCTGGATCATCTATAAAAGAATTAGAAACAGTATCAGAAGCACTCCACGCATATTCATTGGATAACCACAGACCCGCCCAATAAATTCCCTCTGATTTATTGATTGTTACAGTCTTGCCCGAATCATCCATTAAAACGAATTTATTACTGTTCCCGATATGCTTAGAAACGATTTCCGCAAAAGACGGGTGAAATAGAAATGCGGGATTGTCTTTTAACATTGGGCGCAAGAAATCGACAATATAGTGCCAAGTGTCAGATTTTTTCGGGTCTTTTGCGTTTCCCGTATTCAGTATCCCATTGTGCATCATCCAGACATTGACGCCATGCTCAGACCGATTTAGCACTTCATAAGGGTGACAATTCCCTAGATCGATCTCGCCGTGTGTCCGCATCCTAAGATGATAAGCACAGTTTTTCCCTTGGATATGGGAACGATAAAAGTGAATAAACTCATCGGCATTTTTCGGGAGAGCTTTTTCAATGACTAGCATCCCTTTTTCTGAATACATCACGCCGACACCATCCGAATTGTAAGAATAGAAATCGGCCAATCTATCATCTGATAAGGCCGGGCTGTTTTGATTCTGGGTTACTAATAAGCACATAGTTAAATCTCCAAGTTAAAGTTAAGCTGTTTTTTTATTGGGAACGAATACATTAAATCCCTTATGCTCCAGATACGATCTGAGATGAATCGAATCTGATCGATTTTCTGGCTTATTGATGAATTCTAGAAATTTCGCAATAGTGAGGTCTTTAATGCTTGCGTCTTTTGTGAAGTGCCACGATAGAAACGAAAACTCCAGACAAGCTTGGATCGTTTCGTAGCGTAGAGTGCCTTTGAATAGTCTGAATTCAATCGTATTCGGATTCTGAAAATTCAATGCCTCATAACGATCCGCATTAAGGTTATTCAACGGGTTTCTAGTTTCTCTCGCATTTTTCAACCAGACAATGTTGTCTTTTTTATTCTTGATCTTCGCATACCCTGATTCTGTCCTACGAGCGAGAGCTTTAATCAATGAGTGATTTTTCTCATCATTGATAAATAAAATCAATTTTGCGCCATGGTATAGGGTCATATCACTCTTGCAGATATGCACATGTAAACCGCAAGTGCTTGTGTTATGAGATCTCACGCCAGACCATTGATTCTTGAAAAACTCTAATTGTTTTCTGTGAACATCTAAGCCCGTAAAACCCGTCACGATCTCAAAACCATAATCGAGTGAGCCATCCCGTTCTAATTGACAATACCGATGGTCTAACCCTTTTTTGTCAGTATGGCATTGGATCGCATCGATCAATTCTTGAGCTTTACTCTCCCGATTATTTCTATCGCTAATTTCAACCTCAAGCTCTAACCCGATCAATACTTTAGGCTTTCGCTTGTCATATTCGGATGGGATATGTCTGGGGTTAGATGAGTGATATTCGCCAATAATCGAATCATCATTATTATCATCGCAATAATCGTCTTGATTCTCATAGTCTGAATTTCTGACATAAGTATCGTTTCGCTCTGACCATTGATAATCACAATCAATGCAAGACTGACAAATTGGCGTGTCGTGATAAGCCCATCTGATGTCATCCCCATCGGCGCACATAATTTCGCCGCAGTCTTCACAGCTAAAGAAATGATCATTAAAAGCCTCATTCAGGACATTCGCAAAATCCCCCATATTCCTGAATCGGCGAAAGACTGAATCGTTGACAAGCTCTAAGGCCGCATCAATGTCATTATCTCTAATGGCTTGCCCTAATTTCTGTCCTAAGACCTTGCCCCTACGCCGCCATTCAGGGAAATTACCCGCCATTCCCCAATTTCTCCCGAACCTACGGCGTGGAGCCATACGATCCCGCATCCATGTCTGGAGCGCAGATCTACGATCTTCGGGTCTTATAAATACTGCACTTTTCAAAAGCTCTACTAACGATCCCTCATGTAATAAAGACATGATTATTTCTCCGATCTTATTTAAGGGTTAAAGGGTTCATCACTAAAACAATTACAGCGACAGCTAAAGCACAGACTAACAATTCCAATACTAGCATGGTTAGATCTCCCAATGGTTTAAGAAATACAGCATCAAAACCTATGCAAGAATCGTGCCAGAATCAGACACAATCCCTAAGTGCTTGATTTATAACGATATTATTTTTTAATTAAGAATCGTTCTCATCTATTTATCTGTCCCTATTCCCAATATCGGTGCATAATCGCACCATAATGGTGAATTCTTGCCCTAATCTGGTGCATCTATCCCTAGGGTTTTAGAGTGGTTGGGTTATGGCTGTAGGGTCCTCAATAGACTCTCTCTATCGTTGCCCAGGTTTCAATAGCCCTATCCTATTGGCACAGCCCTTGCCTTAGCAAGAATCATGCCATATTGCTGTGCAACATCCGTATATGCGTATAGATGTATATGTGTTTATGCAGATATATGGATAAATGCATACCGGGGGAGGGGGTGGCGTTGCAACTACATTGTTGCTGGTGCTCTATAGCCACAAGAGAAGGCAAAATAGGAATTAAATAGCTGAAAACCTGGCTAAATAGTATGAAATAGGGCTGGATTACCACTACAGAAATGTTCTTATAAATCAATGACTTAGGTTTGTGCAGACCACCCAGGTCGTTTAAGAAGAAAAAGGACAGGTCTCTCTAGGCCCTAAAGAGGGACGGAACAGTAGAAATAACTTGACAAATCTCTAAAAATATGCTATAATAAGAGTGTAGTAGAAAAACAACAAGAACTAACTATATAGATCTGAGCAGTTGATCGCTTAAGAAGTGAATTGAAGTTAACAGATGTCTAATAATAATTATTATTAATATTCACTTTTAGTCTCTGATTAGTAGTTATATCTACTACATACAAAAACAAATGATGTAAAACTATATAGAGGAGAATTTAGTGTCAAACACTGAACCTCTGTCTGATGTGTCTGTGTCCCCTTCAAAGAGGAAACGCGGCAGACCCCGTAAGGCAGACATTGAAGCCAAGAAGAATCGTAACGCTGTAGGAAGACCTCCTGGAGAGGCCGCTAGGATAAAAGAATTCTATGCTCGTTTACTGTCCACCAGTGGCGAGAAAGTAATTGAGACTGTCCTTCGTAAAGCGATGGATGATGGTGATAAGGATCAGGTGGCCTGTCTTAAGATGTGTATCGATAGGCTCTTGCCCCTAAGTCACTTTGAAAAGCAGGGACAGGGCAGGTCTGGTGCTATTCAGGTACAGATTGTTACCACGGGTACACCCCAGATAGCTGCCAGAGAAACTGAGCAGATTGATTATGAAGTGATAGATGTTGACTCGGAGGAACAGCGTGGCTAACCTTAGAGTCGAACTACATCCTAAACAGACGGAAGTATTTAATGATAACCACCGTTTTAAAGTGGTTGCTGCAGGACGAAGATTTGGAAAGTCTCGTCTCGCTGCTTGGACCCTCATCATTGAGGCACTAAAAAGTAAAGAGAAGGATGTATTCTATGTTGCTCCTACTTTTCAGCAAGCTAAAGACATTATGTGGACGGTTCTTAAGGAGCTTGGACATGAAGTTATCAAAACTGTCCACGAGAATACGGCGGTAATAACTTTAGTAAATGATAGAAAGATTTACCTTAAAGGATCTGATCGTCCTGATACTATGCGTGGTGTTGGTCTTGCTTACGTTGTAATTGACGAGTATGCGGACATGAAGCCTCAAGTGTTTGAGCAGATCCTTAGACCAGCACTGTCAGATGTAAAGGGTGGAGCACTGTTCATTGGAACCCCAAAGGGCAGGAATCACTTCTACGAGTTGTACCAGATGGCCCAAAAGGATGAAGATGAAGATTGGTCCTCGTTTCACTTTACTTCTTTTGATAACCCTCTACTCGATCCTAAAGAGATTGAGGCTGCAAAGAAGTCAATGTCTTCCTTCAGTTTTAGACAGGAATACCTTGCTAGTTTCGAAGCCGCTGCGTCAGACCTATTTAAGGATGAATGGATTAAGTATGTTGATTCTGATGATCTGCCTGATGACGGTGCTTATTACATCGCTGTTGATTTGGCTGGCTTTGAAGATGTAAGCAAGCAGGCTGGCAACAAGAGGAAGAATCTTGATGAGTCTGCTATAGCTGTGGTTAAGGTTTGTCAAGATGGTTGGTTTGTGGACACTATAGTGGCGGGTCGATGGGATATCAAAGAAACAGCTTTAAAAATATTAGACACAGCAAAAAGTTACGATGTCAGATTAATAGGTATAGAGCGGGGAATGGCAAAGAATGCCGTACTCCCGTACCTACAAGACTTGATGAGAAGGAAGAACTATTTCTTGTCAGTGATAGATCTGACTCATGGCAACAAGAAGAAGACGGACCGTATAGTATGGGCTTTACAGGGTCGCTTCGAACATGGAAGGATTAGTTTAGTTAGAGGCGAGTGGAATAAACAGTTTGTAGACCAGCTTCTAAACTTCCCTAACCCACAGGTCCATGATGACTTAATTGATGCCTTAGCCTACATCGATCAGATCGGTATCACAGAGTTTATAGGCGTACTAGATGAAGAAGAATACGAAGCCTTGGATGACATAAGTGGCTATTAGGAGCTAGTGTGGAAGAAGAATTTGAAGAAGAAGACATAGTAGATTACGAGGAACTAGAAGAAGTTGATCCATTTGGGGACACCACAGAGGACTAAACATGGCTGATTTTAAAGAAGATCCTATTTCTGAAGCAGATCGTGCTCTAGTTGAGTACGTTACTACTCACTGTGATCGCTGGCGTGAGTTCAAGGAAGTAAACTACGAGAAGAAGTGGGATGAGTACGAGCGTCTGTACTACGGTATCTGGTCTGATGAGGACAAGACCCGTGAGTCTGAGCGTTCTAAGATTGTGTCTCCTGCTATCCGTCAGGCGGTAGAGAACAAAACCTCAGAGATTATGGAGGCTACCACAGGTCGTGGTGAGTTCTTTGAGCTGCAAGACAATGCAATGGACGAGAATAATATGTCCGTTGATGTTGAGATGATTAAGTTACAACTCCACGAGGACATGAAGAAGACTAAGACCGATAAGGTTTGGTCTGAGGTGGATCGTAACGCTGAGGTCTATGGCCTTGGTATCGCTGAGATTCAGGTTAAGACACAGCTTGAGATGGTTCCTACCATGCAACCGCTACCAGGTGGGCAAGGAGCAGCTATTGGTGTCACTGAGACAGAGCGTGTGATTGTTCCTACTAAGTCAATCCATCCTCGTAACTTCCTCTGGGACCCTAACTCAGACACGATTGATGATGCTTTGGGTGTTGCTGTCGAGGAATACACTAGCTTATTTAAGGTCGTACAAGGGATTGAGAATGGGGTCTATCGGAAGGTTAATATTGGTCCTGAGTATAGTGATAATAGTCTTGAGCCAACACAGTTGGATACACTCTATGAAGAAGATAAGGTCCGTATCCTCCGTTATTACGGCTTAGTTCCTCGTGAGTTCTTAGAGACTGTAGAGAATAATGGTGCTGAGGTAGCGGTTCTGTTCCCTGAAGACAGCCAAGCAGCAGACTACCAAGATCTGGTAGAGGCTGTAATCGTTATCGGTAACAACCAGTACCTGTTGAAAGCTGAGGCTAATCCGTACATGATGAAGGATCGGCCTATTGTTACCTACACACCAGAGAAAGTCCCTGGTCGCTTAGTGGGTATCGGCACAGTTGAAAAGGGCTACAATATGCAAAAAGCTATTGACGCTCAACTCCGTAGTCATCTGGACTCTTTAGCACTGACTACGGCCCCTATGATGGCAGCAGACGCTACAAGGCTCCCTCGTGGTGTAAACTACAAGGTCCAGCCTGGAAAGACCCTGCTCACCAACGGTAATCCTAACGAGATCCTGTTCCCATTTAAGTTTGGATCTACAGACGCAGGCAACATCACCACCGCCCAGCAGTTTGAGGTGATGCTCCTTCAGGCTACAGGAACCCTAGATAGTCAGGCGATGACCCGCTCTGTGGCCCAAGGAGAGGCTGGTGGGGCTTCTATGTCCCTTGCTATGTCTTCTATCATTAAGAAGAATAAGCAGGCGCTCATGAACTTCCAAGATGACTTCTTGATCCCTCTGATTAAGAAGGTAGCCTACCGCTATATGCAGTATGACCCAGAGCGTTACCCTAGCCGTGACTTCACCTTTGTCCCTGCCAGCACCCTTGGCATGGTAGCTAGGGAGTACGAGCAACAGCAGTTCATTGGGTTGCTCCAAACCCTTGGTCCTGACAGCCCTGTCCTGCCCTTGGTCTTAAAAGGCATCATCAAAGGTTCTAGCCTGTCCAACAAGGAAGAGCTTTCGGCTGCTTTGGACCAGATGAACCAGCCTGATCCAGCCCAACAACAGATGGTAATGGCCCAACAGGAGGCTCAAATTGGACTTCTACAGGCCCAGATCGCTGAACTGCAGGGTAGAGCACAGGAAAGTCAAGCCAACGCCCAGGAGAGCCTTGCAAAGGCCCAGAAAACCAGTGTTGAAACCCAACTCATGCCTGAGAAGATGCGGATTGATGTGATTCAGGCTTCTTCTACCAACCTTTCCAACGAGACTACGGATGATTTTGAGCGCAGGCTCAAGCTTGCCAACATAATCCTGAAGGAACGGGAGCTAAAAACCAAGGAAAACATCGTAGAAGCACAAACTGGTAGAAAAGTACAGTAAATACTTGACAAAACTCTAAAGTTGTGGTATAATTAATACATTGTTGTAGAAATACAACACAGTCCTTATAAGGAGAAACTGTGGACAAAGAATTACAAGCCTATTATGAGGCTAGATTTGACATGATGGCCTCTAAGGGCTGGAAAGACCTCTTAGAAGACCTTCAAAAGGTAGCTGAAGTGTCAAGGGATTTAGACAGGTGTACCAGCGTAGAGGATCTGTACTACGCCAAAGGACAACTAGACATCCTAAACTTCATTCTTAAGCTCAAGCAAGCGTCTGAGGATGCTTACGAGGAGCTAACAGCATGAAGCGGATATTTGAATTTAGGTGTGCAAAAGCACATCTTACAGAGAAATTGGTAGACGATGAGACACGCAGCATAGACTGTCCTCATTGTCACAATGAAGCTTCTCGTATTATCTCGTCACCCAGAATCAGGCTAGAGGGCATCACAGGTGCGTTTCCTTCAGCGTATGATGCATGGGCTAGAAAACACGAGCAAGCAGCAAGGGCCTATCAAAAGAAAAGCGAAAGCTAATCCGATGGGTATTTTTAATTTCCTAGAATCCGTTGTGGACAGGAGGATAATGTGGCAGAACTAATCGACACGCAAGAAGAGTTATTTGATGCAGCAGACATTAAACAGGCAGATGAGCCTCAAGTAGAGCAAACTCAAGAGCCAGTAGCACAGGAAGAAACTGAAGAGGTTCTTCCACCCAAGTACAAAGGCAAGAGTCTTGATGAAATTGTCAAGATGCACCAAGAGGCTGAGAAGCTTATTGGTAGACAAGCCCAAGAAGTTGGGGAGGTGCGGAAACTTGCTGATGAACTCATTAAGCGACAACTCGACACTAGACAAGAGGTTACTGCTACAAAAGAAGACGAGATCGATTTCTTTGAAGATCCGAAGAAGGCAGTAAATAAGGCAGTAGAAACACATCCTGCTATTCTAGAGGCAAGGCAACAAACCTTGGCTTTAAAACAGCAGCAGACGCTGACTAAGTTACAACAGGACTTTCCTGACTTTCAGCAGACAGTAGCTGATCCCTCTTTTGCAGAGTGGATTAAAGCCTCGCCAGTGCGTATGCGGTTGTATGCTGCGGCTGATGCAGACTTTGATTTTGATTCAGCGGCTGAACTGTTGACAAGCTGGAGTTATGTTAAACCTAAAGCAGCCCCTGTACAGCAGGCAGTTCCTTCGCAAGAAGCGAGAGCGGCACAGAAGGCAGCAGTAAAGGCAGCGACTGTAGATGTTGGTTCTAACTCTGTTGGAAATACTTCTTCTAAGGTTTATCGAAGAGCGGATCTAATCCGACTACAATTGGAAGACCCAGACCGATATATGCAACTACAAGATGAAATCATAGCTGCGTACTCCGAGGGTCGAGTTAAATAACTTAATCATTTGGGAGATTTAAAATGCCTTTAGGTACTAATAACGTAACCGTAACAACAGCAGCCAAGTTTATTCCTGAGATTTGGAGTGATGAGATCATCGCTGCATACAAGAAGAACCTGGTTCTCGCTAACGTCATCAACAAGATGAACTTCAAGGGTAAGAAAGGTGACACCGTTCACGTTCCTAAGCCCACCCGTGGTTCTGCTTCTGCTAAGGTTGCTTCTTCTCAGGTTACCCTGATTGCTGCGACTGAAGACGAGGTAGTAATCAATATCGACAAGCACTTCGAGTACAGCCGTTTGATCGAAGATATCGTCTCTGTACAGGCTCTTGCCTCGTTACGCCGTTTCTACACGGATGACGCTGGCTACGCTTTGGGCGTACAGACCGATTCAGACATCTGGACACTGTTCAAGTCTATCGGTAACGGTAATGGCTCGTCCTACCAGAACTCTGGTGTTTATGAGTTCAGCTCCACCACTGCTGTTGCTTACAACGGTTCTGTTGGTTCTGCATTCAATGACGCTGGTTTCCGTAAGGGAATTCAGATCCTTGACGATGCTGATGTTCCGATGGATGGTCGCTCCTTTGTCATCCCGCCTGTTCTGCGTAACGACTTGATGGGTACTGCTCGTTACACTGAGCAAGCCTTCACGGGTGAGACTGGTGCAGCTAACACGATCCGTAATGGTCGGGTTGGTAACCTCTACGGTATCGAAGTCTACATCAGCTCCAATGCTCCTGCGCTGGAGTCTGGTGCTGCTCGTTTGGCTGGTCTGTTCCATCGTGATGCCTTCACGCTGGTTGAGCAACTTGGTGTTCGCTCACAGACTCAGTACAAGCAAGAGTGGCTTGCTGATCTGTTGACCGCTGACACATTGTACGGTGTTAAGACTATCCGTACCGATGCTGCAGTTGGTTTTGTAGTTCCTGCCTAGTAGCTTATAGCTAGTGGCTCTCCTCAGCCTCACAAGGGCTGGGGAGTTTTCTTAAGCAGATACTGTCTGTTTAAGCAAACTAAACGGAGATTAAATGGCAATCTATCGTGGTCCTGGTGGTCCAGGTGATGCAACAGCAGATGCAGCCAATGCCGCTGCACTAGCCCTACAGTACGCTTCTCTAGCTGCTGATAGAGCCGCTGACGCTGCTGACAGTGCTGATGCTGCTGAGAATGACTCTACTGGCGCAATCGCTGCTGCTTCGGCTGCTCAGGCTTCTGCGGCTGCTGCACTAGCTGCTCAACTTGCAGCACAAACTGCAGAGACTAACGCAGAGACTGCAGAAACTAACGCACAAGCTGCTTCTACAGCATCTATTAACATGGCTAATGGCTTTTCTGTCACAGCCACTACGCTGTCTGTTGGTTCTCCTGCTACAGCCTCTTATAATAACTCTACCTTTGCATTAACGCTAGGCGTACCTACGGGTGCAACAGGTGCTACAGGGCCTACTGGACCTACAGGGCCTACTGGATCGATTGGTCCAACAGGCAACACAGGCCCTACAGGGGCAACTGGCCCAACTGGTCCAACAGGATCGCCAGGACCTACTGGTGCTACAGGGCCTACAGGACCATCTGGCCCAACCGGACCTACTGGCACTGCAGCTACGATTGCTGTAGGAACAACGACTACAAGTCCTGCTGGTGGTAATGCTTCTGTAACAAATAGTGGTTCATCTTCTGCTGCAGTATTTGACTTTACTATTCCAACTGGACCCGCTGGCCCCACAGGTTCAACAGGACCCACTGGTGCTCCCGGACCGACAGGGCCAACAGGTACAACCGGTCCTACAGGGCCTACAGGCTCTCCTGGCCCAACAGGCTCACCAGGACCTACCGGCCCAACTGGTCCAACAGGGCCTACTGGACCGACTGGGGCAACTGGTCCTACCGGCCCCGGAGTTGCTGTTGGTGGTACTACTGGGCAGTATCTAAAGAAAGCCTCTAGTACAGACTACGACACCACATGGGATACTCCTACTGGCGGTCAGTTTGAAGGTTCTGCTGTCAACAAAGCAATCTTTTGGAACGCTCAGTCAATTGCAGAGAACATTACAATAACTGGCACACACAACGCTGGCTCTATCGGGCCTATTACAATTGATTCTGGATATGCAGTCACTGTAAACAGTGGTGCAATATGGGTGGTGATCTAACATGGCTATTACATTAGACGGTACTAACGGCATTACCACACCAGACTTAGACTCAACAGGCCCAGTTACAGCAACGACAGGGACTTTTAGTGGGGCTGTTCAGGCCAGCGGCGTAGCAACTAATCTTTATCCTCTGGTTTCTAATACTGCAAAAGCCTTTAACTGGAATGGCTCATCAAGTAATACATCACTTGATTTTACTAGTATACCTAGTTGGGCTAAAAGAATTACGGTTATGTTTAGTGGACTTAGTCTAAGCGGCACATCAGATATTTTGGTTCAACTTGGAGACGCTGGAGGTTTTGAAATCACCGGCTACATATCATCTGGTTCCGCAACTGGAACAGGCGCAGCCATTTCTACTTCTACTGATGGCATGATAATTCGTTCTGCCGCTGCTGCATCTATTACAAGCGGAATAATGACAATACAAAATATAACCGGAAATTCGTGGGTAGCAAGTTACTCAGGAAAACAATCTTCAACAGCTTCTTCTTATGGCGGCGGTGATAAAACCCTTTCGGACACACTCACGCAAGTCCGTATTACCACAGTAAACGGCACAGACACCTTTGATGCTGGCACAGTAAACATTTTGTATGAATAAGGAATAATCGTGAGTCTAGTAAAAATACAAAGTAACGCTAGTGGCACAGGTACGCTTACAATAGCGGCCCCTAATACAAACACAGATAGGACTCTGACGCTGCCTGACTTAACGGGAACGATTGCCTTAACAAGTCAGATTTCTTCAGGAACACCAACTGTTAACGAATATTCTAGCCCGACAACCGGCGCAACTTGGACTAAGCCGTCCTCTGCTAATTGGGTTCTAATTGAAATATGGGGTGGTGGTGGTTCAGGGGGAAGGGCAACTGGTAGTGGTGCGTGTGGTAGTGGCGGTGGTGGCGGCGCTTATAATTCTGCACTTATTCCTTTTGCAGACTTAGTTGGCGCAGTTACTTATGATGTGGCATCGGGAGGTGCTGGAAGGACTTCTGGAGGAAACGGCAATACAGGCGGTACTTCTCTAGTTAACATGGCATCGTTTCAAGGCGGTAGCACTAAAACACTTTACGCTTACGGCGGCGGTGGTGGTGGAGGATCTGCATTTGGGGGTGGTGGAGGCGGGGGGCAATTAAGTGCGGGGACTACAGGTACTGGCGCACAAACCGGAGTTGGTGGCGGCCCGGGGCCAGGTTCACCCGGTGGAACTGTTGCGGCAGGGCCATGTGAATCAGCTAATGTACTTTCAGGAAATGGAAGTTCCGGAGGTGGGGGCGGCGGTTCTCCGGGTTCTAGTAGCACTACTGTGGGTTCACAAAACATAGCCACAGGTGGCGGTTCAATATACGGTGGCGGTGGCGGAGGCGGTGGCGTTACTCAAAACGTTAGTTCAGCAACTTTTGCCGCCGGAGGCTCATCTCTTTACGGTGGCGGTGGGGGAGGTGGCGGAAACGCTAGCAATACTGCTGGCAACGGTGGGTCTTCAGTTTGGGGCGGCGCAGGTTCAGCAGGCCAAACAGGCAGTACTGCATCTGCCGCTGGAACAACTCCCGGTGGCGGTTCGGGCGGTACAGAAACTGGAAATACAGGCGCAGGCGGTGACGGTAGAGTTCGCTTCACTTACTGGTAAGAGGGCACTATGACAACAATTGCTTGGATTAACAATCAAACAAATATTTGTGACAATGTTTCAGGCGACATTAGACCTGTTTCTGAAATTAGCAAAGAAGGTTATCAACTAATAGATTTAGATCAAACTCTTACCGTTGATTGGTCATGGAATGGTACAGAATGGGTTATGGAAGATAGAAATTTTGGTGAAGGCGGTATTGGTGATTCGTATGAAAATGGAAAGTTAATTAAACCAAAACCTGCTGATTCACCTGTCCAACCTGTAACAACAGGCACACAAGAACTATGACGGTTTTAATCTCTCCAGCTCATAGTTTCACCTACGATGGTGCGGTGTTAAACATTTATTACGTTAATAAAGGTGAGGGGTTGCCGCGGCATCAGCACACTTATGCACACGCTACATTCTGTACTGCTGGCTCTTGCGTTATTCGCAAAGAAGGTAAAGAGTATGAGTTTACTAAGGCCACTAAACCAGCCAATCTAAAAGCCAGCGAGTGGCATGAAATTGAGGCTTTGGAGGATGGGACAGTATTCATCAATGTATTTGCAGAGAGCAAACAATGAGCATCGTAAAAGTAAACGCTATAACAGACGCTAGTGGTGGCAATACCGCTACGATAAATAGCATGACCCCTACTGCGGATAGTCTGCAAGGCTTCCGTAACCGCATCATCAATGGTGACATGAGGATTGACCAGAGGAACGCTGGTGC